CGCCTGAGCGATGGCGCGCGGCGGCCAGCGGTCCTACGGCAACGCGGGGCGCTCAGCCTACAGCGGTGGCACGGCGGGCGCCCAGTCGCGCGCCGTGTTCGCCTCCTCCATCCTCAAGCCGCTGACCCTGTCGGGCGCGCTGAAGAAGGGCACCGTTTCCGCCGGTGCTATCCTCGGCGCGACTGCGGGCTCGGCGATCGTCAGCAACGTCGTTGGTCTCACCGTCAATTCGGCGGCGCGGACCTATGCCTTCGACGGCACGGCCAACGCCGGCACGGTGGCGAACGGTCTGGTCGAGACGCTCGCGAACGCAGCGGGCTCGCCCATGGCCTCGCCGCTTACGGTGAACGCCTGACCATGCGTGTAATCGTCATCGATCCGCCAGCGCCGATTGTCTCCTATGAAGAGGCAGTCGCGCGTCTGCGGCTCGGTGGCGGTGATGGCGAGCGCAGCGACGTCGAGGCGATGATCGCCGCCGCGACTGCGCATATCGACGGGCCGGATGGATGGCTCGGCCGGTCTCTCGGGCCCCAGACTCTGGAAGCGCGTGCCAGCGGTTTCGACCAATGGAGGCGCTGTTCGCTGCTCCTTCCTTTCGGTCCGGTCATTACCGTCGAGACGGTCAGCTATATCGACGGCGCTGGCGGCGTGCTGACGGTCGACGCGGCGACATATGAGTTGCTGGGCCGCGAGCTTGTTCCGGCATTCGGTGCGGCGTGGCCTTCAACTGGACTGCACCGCGAGGCGGTCCGCATCCGTTACAAGGCTGGCTATGCCACCGACGTCGAAGCGGACCCGCTCGTCGCTAAGGTGCCGGAGCCGATCAAGGCCGCCATCCTTCTGATGGTCGGCGATCTCTATCAGAACCGCGAGACGACGGCCGCAGTTGCCGCCAGCGGTGTTTCCGAAATTCCGATGTCGACCAGCGTGGCTAACCTCCTGTCTCCCTTCCGGGTGTGGTTGTGACGGACTTCCGCCTCGCCGCCGGCGACCTCGATCGCGTCATCCGGATCGAGCGCAAAGCTGCCGCAGATGGTGGCTTCATGAGCGCCGGCCAGAGCCAGTGGGAGGAAGTCGCCACGGTTCCCGCCCAAGTGCAGGACGTGCTTCCTAGCCGCGCCGAACGCGCCGCAGAGGGAGTGACGATCGCCAGCCGCCCCGCGCGGATCCGCATTCGCTTTCGTCCCGACATCACCGCCGACATGCGGATCATCTATGGTGCGCGCGTCATGCAGATCGTCGCCGGACCTGCCGAGTTGGGCCGCCGGGCGGCCCTTGAGCTGATGGCGCAGGACTATTCGACCGCGGGACAGCCGGCATGACCTCGATGACGCTCAAGGGCGGCCCCGAGCTGATGGCGTTCCTCGACACGCTGCCGCAGAAGCTGGCGCGCAACGTCCTCCGTGGTGGGCTGCGCGCGGCGGCGAAGGTGGTCGCCGAAGACGCCCAGGCTCGCGCGACCGACGAAGACGTCGCTGCCGCAATCGGTGTCGTCACCGGCTCAAAGGGCTCGATCGTCTACAGCAAGGTGCGGCTGAAGGGGAAAGGCTCGTTCAAGGGCATCTGGATGGAGTGGGGAACCCTGCCCCACCCCATCAGCGTCCGCGACAGCGACAAGCCGACCTACAAGACACGCCACGGTGTGCAGAAGTGGGGCATCCGCTCGATCAACAACGCCGTTCGGCGTGGCAGTCTCGAAATTGCGGGCAAGTTCGTCGGTCCGGTCGTCCACCATCCCGGCGGCCGTCCCGTACCGTTCATGCGCCCGGCGTTGGATGCGAAAGGCGAAGCCGCGGTCGTCGCCTTCGCCGGCTATGTGAACGGCCGGCTGACGGCGGAGGGGCTTAACGCGCCCGAGCTGAGCGTCGATGACGACGACACGGGCACCGACATATGAGCGGTGTCGAGGCGCTTGGCGAAGTCATGACTGCTGATGCGCCACTGCTGGCCGTCGTGCCCGCCGCGCGCATGAGGGGCGGAGATTTGCCGCAGGGCATCACGCTGCCGGCGATCGTCGCCGTATCCGTCAGCGGCGTTGACCGAAGCGTCATCACGGCCAGCGGGAAGCGGCGCGTAACCGAGCGCGTCTCGGCGACGGTGCTGGCCAACAATTACGAAGAGCTGAAGGCCATCATCCGCCTTGTGCGCACCGCCTGCGCCGACAAGCGCGGCGACTTCGGCGGCGTCACCGATGTGTCGATCACCACTGACGTGCGCGGTCCCGACATGCGCAGCGACGACAACAGCATCTGGTTTCAGAGCCAAGATTTCAGCGTCTCGTTCAACGAGCCCGCCTGACCGACTTCCCCGCCGGGGAACAGCGGCCCGCAACGCGGGCATCACACAGCAGGAGAAACTGCAATGACCGTCCGGACTTCGGCGGGCTCGACGATCGCCATTTCGGCGACGCTTCCCGCCACTTTCGACGAAGCCGGCTTCAGCGCCGCCGGCGTCGTCTTCAAGGAAATCGGCGAGGTCACCAACATCGGTGAGCACGGCCGCGAATATTCGAAGGTCACCTTCCAGCCGCTCCGCACCCGCGCGACCCAGAAGCGCAAGGGCAGCTACGATCCGGGCACGATCGCCCTTCAGTTCGGCATCGATGGCGACGACGAGGCCCAGGGCCTGCTCAAGACGGCGTCGAAGTCGGACAACAACTACGCCTTCCGGCTGACCTACCAGAACGGCGACATCGAGTATTTTCAGGCGCAGGTCATGTCGTTCAAGACCAGCGTCGGCGGCGTCGATGACATCACGTCGGGCACGGCGAACCTCGAGATCAACGCCGACGACGAGTCCGGCGAGGACATCGTTTTCGTCCCCCACGCCTAACCCCCATTCCGGCGCCCGCCGGTAATCGAGCATCGGCCCGCCGCCCTCTCGCAGGGTTGGCGGCGGGTCGGTGCACCTTCCTGCGAAAGGTCACTTCACATGTTCGACATCACCTCCATCGCCGCGGCGGACACGTCCGATATCCATCTGCGCGGCCCGGACGACGAGCTCCTGTTCGACGAGAACAAGAAGCCGATCACGATCACCGTCTACGGCCCGGGCTCGCGCGCCTATCAGCAGGCGCAGACGCTGTCGCAGAACCGCATCATGGACCGGCTCAAGAAAAAGGGTCGCACCGACCGTTCGGCGGATGACAAGCTCGAGGAGCAGGCCAACTTCCTCGCGGCGTGCACCGTCAGCTTCAATGGTTTCGCTTACCCGCCAGCGGGCAAGGCAACCGGTGTGGAGCTGTTCCGCCAGGCGTACGCCGACCCGACGATCGGTTTCATCGCCGACCAGGTGAACAGTCACATGGGTGACTGGGCAAATTTCACGAAGGGCTCGGCGAAGAGCTGAGCCTCTACATCCGCCAGCTCGCTTATCTCTACACGGTGCCCAAGCCGGAGAAGGGCCAGGGCAAGCTGGCGGACCAACTGGAAGAGGAGCCGGTGTCCCGGCTCGAGCGGTTGAGGTTGGACGGCATGGAGCCGGAAATGCCGCCCAACCCGGCACCTCATCTTGTCGGCCATCTGATGGAGCTTGGTCCGACCGAGGTCGCCGGCATGGATCGCGTACCGATCAGCTGGCTGACGATCGACGCTTGGCAACGGTGCAGCGGCATCACGCTGCACCCATGGGAAGCCCGTCTCATTCGCCACCTGTCGTCGGCGTTTCTCGCCGAATCTCACAAGGCCGAGAAGGTCGACTGCCCGGAGCCCTGGTCGGAGCGACCGACACAGGAACGTCGGGACGCGATCGAGCAGAAGATCCGCGGCGTCTTAAGCGGCCGGCGGCGGGGTTGAGATTGACGCGGCGTCGGGGCAGCCTCCCCCTTTTGGGAGGGCTACTCATGCGTTCAGTTTTGCTGTCAAGTTTTCTACTCGTCGCCACGCCGGCTGCGGCAGCAGACCAGTTCGATCTGATCTGTACTGCGAAGAAAGAGAGCCAGCACTATCGCGTTGATCTCGCCAAATCCGAGTACTGTTTTGGCGACTGTCGGCAAGTAATGCCAATTGCAACGATCACATCCGGTCTTATCAAGTTTTATGACGACGAGCCCAAATTTCCGGGCGATGCAACGAAATATAACATCGTCAATCGGCTAACTGGCGAGTGGCAATGGTACAACTATTCGCCGCGGCTTGGTCCGGGTGCGATGGACATCAAGGGCACTTGTGAGCCCGCGCCGTTCTCCGGCCTTGGTGACGCTGCGCAGAAATTCTGACCGGCTAAACGCAACGACGAAGGGCGGCCACTGGCCGCCCGTTTCATTTGAGGGAGGGTTAATGTGAAAGCGGGGACCCTCGAAATCGAATTTCTGACCAACCTCGCTAAGGTGCAGAGCGAACTGAGCCAGATCAAGCGCGCGGTCGGCCAGACGATGGGCGATGCGGTCGCGCAGCAGACCGCTCTCGTGCGCTCGTCGGAAAATCTCGTCACCACCCTCGATCGCCAGGCGACGACGTGGGGCAAAAACGCGGACCAAATCCGCAAGATGGACGTCGAAGCCAAGGCGCTGGCGCTTCAGGAATCCGGCCTCATCGACCTCGCCAATCAGCTTCGCGCGGCCGAGGAGCGGCTTACCGTCGCGCAGAACGGACACTCGAGCGCGCTCGGCTTCAACCGCACCCAGTTCATGATCGCGGAAAGCGCAACCCACCGTTTCATCGATTCCATCCTTGCGGGCCAGAGCCCCCTAAAGGCGTTCGCCATGCAGGCGGGCGACTTCGGCAATGTGCTGGCGATGGACAGCGGTGGCGTTGCCGGCGGTCTCGCGAAGGTGCGGGCGCTCATTAACCCGGTCACGGTTGGCGTCGCCGCCGCGACGGCTGTCGTCGCGGCCGGCGTTGTCGCCTGGCAAAGCTATGCGGGGGCGATCGACAGATTGAGCAACCTCGCTGAGGGCGCAGGCGCTGTCATCGGCACCACTGGGACCGCGCTGGAAGCGAACGCTGAGGCTGCCGCAAAGGCCGGCAACATCAGTGTCTCGTCTGCGCGTGAGATCGAGAGCGCTTACGTCCAGATGGGCGGGATAGGCTCGAATGTGCTTTCGGGCCTGACCTCCATCACGGCCAATTATGCACGCGCGACCGGCGAAGATCTTGCGACTGCCGAAAAAGAGCTTGGCGCCGCGATGCAGGATCCCTCCAAGGGCGCGGACGAGCTTACGAAGAAAATCGGTCTGCTGAGCGGCGCACAGGTCGAGCACATTCAGAACGCCCAAAATCAAAACGATCTCTACGGGGCCCAGGGCCTGCTCCTGGATGGTCTCAAGGACCGCTTCGACCACGCGGCCGACCATGCCAACGGCCTGGCGAAGGGATGGCATTTCATCGCCACTGAGGCCGCCAACGCATGGAACTGGATGGGTAAGGCCATCGATCGCGCGATGGGAGGCGGGACACTTGTCCAGCAAATCCAAGATTTGCAGCAGCAGCGGACCTCCCTCCTCGGCAGCAATGCCAACGGCATGGTGCCGCAGCTCGATAAGCAGATCGCGGACCTTCAGGCGCAACTCCGGGCTGAACAGCAGAAGGAGGGCGCGTCCCAGGCGCGATCGCAGGCCGTCGACGTGATGAAGCTCGTTGGCGCCTCGACGGGAAGCGACGCGGGCGACGCGCTGGCTGCGAACCTGAAGAAGATCAACGATCTCCTCGGCGACACGTCCAACAAGGCGGGCCTCAGCACCGCCCAGATCGCCCAGCTTCGGACGGCGCAGGAGCAGTATAACCACGCCGTCAGCACCTATCTGCCCGCCGGCGAGCGCGAGGTGAAACTGGCGCAGTTGTCGGCTGACATCGCGGCCGCGAAGGGCAATCCTGCGAAGATCGGGCAGCTGAATGTTCAGAAAGCGCTGCTCGAGCAGAGCGGGAAACTGATCACGTCCGCCCAGGCGCAGGCGATCGCGACGGCGAACGGCACCGCGGCACGGGACAAGGCAACGAAATCCGGCGACGCGGCAGCTAAGGCAGCGGCCAACCATGCGGCCATGCTGGCTCGCGAGGCCGCTGCCAACGAAGCGCAGATCAAGAACCTGTACGGCGTCGCAGACGCTTATGGCGTCTCGGGAGCGGCTGCTCTGATCGCCGAAGCGCGCACCAAGGCTGAGAGCCAGGCGATTAAGCAGCGCGGCGACATCGACGAGACCGTTGCCCGTCAGGTTCGTATCGCGGTCGCCCAGCGCTTGGCGGATGCGGCGCGCGCGACGGCTGCGATGAACGATCAGGCCGGTGTGCAGGAGCGAGTGAACGCGCAAGTTGAGGCTGGCCTCCTGCCCGCCTCCAAAGCGTCGCAGGTCATCCAGGATCAGATCGCCCTTCTTCCGCTTCTCGCCGCGCAGCAGGCTGCTCAGCAGATCGGAGACGCGAAGGGCACGGCCGAGGCCACTGCCCGCCTCGACGAGATGACGGCGGCTCAGCAGCGCCTCAACGACGCCCGGCAACAGGCGCAGGTCAATGCGGCCAACAAGGGCGCGGATGACCAGCTTGCCATCCTACAGGCGGAACTGGGCCTGATCGGTAAGACCGATGCCGCGCGCGTGCACGAGCTGGCGACGATCAAAGCTCAGCAGGATGCCGAAGCGATCGGGCTCAAGGTCGGAACGGCCGCTGCCGACACCTTCATCCAGAAGCAGGTCGCACTTGCCGATCAGGCCCAGAAGGTCGCTGAGGCGCAGGCCCAGTTCAACGAGCAACTTCGACTGGCCGCCGACCTTGCGGACTCGGTCGGCGAGTCGATGAGCAAGGCCTTCGGCAAGGTCGGCAGCGCGCTCGGCGACGTCATCAAGGTGCTTGGCGAATACGGCGCGAAGCAGGAGGAAATCGACAAGCAGGTTCGGTCCGGCCAGCTTTCACAGGCGGCGGGCGCCAAGAAGACCGGCGACCTTCAGATCGGCTCACTGATCGACATCACCGACGCGGCGAAGTCGCTCTTCAAGGAGCACAGCAAGGGCTACCAGGCGATGGCCGCCGCCGAGAAGGCGCTGACCATCATCCAGCTCGCGCGCACCGCTGTCGATGTCGCTGGCGGCGCTGCGCGCATGTTCGCCTCGTTGGGGCCATTCGCCTTCCCCGCGGTGGCCGCCATGCTCGGCGTGATGGCCTCCCTTGGCTTCGGCGGCGGCGGTAGCGCGGGCAGCGCGCCGACCAGCAACACCGGTACCGGCACCGTCTTTGGCGACAACACCGCTCAGAGTGACAGCCTGGAGCGCGCTGTTCAGAGCCTCAAGGACGTGGACACAGTCACGATGCAATATTCGTCGCAGATGGCCGCGTCGCTGCGCTCGATCGAGGCGAACATCGGTGGCCTGACGAACATCATCATCCGAACCGGCAACATCAACGCATCGGCTGACGTCAACACTGGCACCACGGTGGGCGGCCAGTTCGG